TGATCGACAACCCGAACGACTTCGGCTACATCATCCGGGGCCTCATGGTCTTCGGGTACGAAGTCATCGGGCCGAACTACGTCGGCACGGCGGTTTGCGCGTTCAGCTAATCGCAGTAGGATCGGGGCCTTCGTGCCCCGGTTCCGCTGCGTGACGCAACGCCCCTTTGGTTCAACAGGAGATTCGACGATGAAGACCAGCAACCCCTACGGCGCGAGCATGCCTATTCTCACGCCGCCTGAAACGATCCAGAAGGAGCAGGCGCAGGCCAGCAAGAAGGCCCGCGCTCGCTACCCGGACACGCCGCTCGGCCCCGGCCTGGGCAACCCGACGACGGGCAAGCCGTTCAAGCGTGCCCTGACCCCGGGGACGACCCCCACCGGCTCCTGAGCCGCGGCGACGATGATCCGACCGGCGCTTAGGCGCCGGTTTTTCGATCCGCCCTCGTGGTGAGGACTGATCGCAAAACCCTCACCGGAGAAACGCGATGGCATTCCCAACGAAGAAGATGGCGGGTACGGGCACGCCGAAGAGAAAGACCCCGATGAACAAGCCCACCAACGACAAGGTGAAGGCCAAAGCCAAGGCCAAAGCGATGACATCCTCGACCGCACCGGTCAAGGGCGCCAAGATGCCGGGAATGCTCTTCGGCAAGAAAAAGTAAGACCTTCCAACCCCTGAGCAAACGGAGCTTCAATCCATGCTTACCGAGCAGCAAGAAATCACCCTGTCCAACGCGCAGCAGCGCGCGGCCAAGAAGCGTCAGGACAAGCAGTTCCCGAACGTGATCAACATCAACGACGGGCGACTGATGCCCAGCGTTCCGGCGCTGCGCAACCACAAGGACTATCGGCTCTATCAGGGGCCGAAGGACGCGGATCTCACCGACCGCATGCGCTGGCTGCAGGGCATCTCGAAGGTGCCCAAAGTGGTCAACAGCCAAGCCGAGGCCGACGAGTTCGATGTCGGCAAGGCCACCAAAGACGATCTCATCGTCTTCGCGATGGAGCAGTTCGGTGCGGCGATCGACCCGTCGACCGACATCCGCACCATGCGCAAGAAGATCGTCGACATGGCCGAGAAGGCAGCAGCCGTGCCGCAGACCGCGACGACTGAAGAAACGAGCGACCTGACGTGATTCTGGCGGCCACGATTCTCGACAGCGTAGCGACGACTCTGCTCGACGTTGCGCATCGGACGTGGCCCGCCCCCGATCTGCTTTCGTATCTGAATGAGGCGATGAACGCCACCGCGGCAGCGCGGCCGGCTGACTTCTACGTCCTCGAGCTTTCCACTGCCCTCGTGGCGGGCGTGATCCAGAACCTGCCTGATGGCGGCATCCTGCTGATCGACGTGCCGCGCAACACGGGCGGCCGCATCGTCACCCAGGTCGACAAGAGCCTGCTCGACGAGGCCGATCGCTTCTGGCCCGCAGCTACGCCGCAAGCCCAGGTCGAGAGCTTCACGTTCGATCCGCGCAACCCGCGCCGCTTCGTGTGCTTCCCGCCGAACAACGGCATGGGCATGGTCGATCTCGTCTTCGGTGCGGTGCCGCCTGCGCTCAACTACGAGAACGGCAGCGAAGAGATGCCTTGCCCCGATTCGTACCAGACGCCGCTCACGAATTTCGTGCTCGCGAAGGCCTATGCGAAGAACGCTAAGCGGCAGGATCTCGCGAAGAGCGGGGCCTTCATGCAGCAGTGGGGTCAGGCCCTCGGCCTCGAGTCGCAAGCCATTGCAGCCGCAACCACGAAGGTCGCAGCCGCGCCGGGGACCGCATGAACATCGTCTCAGTCAACGACTACCTCGCGAACGTCGCCCAGGTGTGCCGCAAGGCCCCTTCGACGACGCTGCGGCACGCCTACATGCGCGCTTATCGCGAGTTCTGCCAACAGTCGCAATGGCTGCGCACGAACATCCCCGGCGCGACGACTCCCCTCGTGTCGCAGTACGCGATGGGCAACGACCCGCAGCTCGACATCATGGGCATCTTTGCGATGCAGGGCACGCGGACCGCGAACACGCCGCCCGGGCCGCAGACCTTTACGATCACGGTGAGCGATTCAGCGAACTGGGACCCGAATTTTCCGGCGCAGCAACCCAACTGCTACCAGTACATCCCCGAGGGGCAGTTCGCGCTGTACCCGACGCCGGACATCATCTACCCGCTGTTGATCACGCTGATCATCGCGCCGAAAGAGGGTGCCGTGAACGTGCCCGAATCGCCGCTGGTCAAGTGGAGCAACGACATCGAGGCCGGCGCGCTCGAGTACCTGCTCGCACTGCCCGGCATGCCGTGGACCGACAAGGCGACGGCACTAGCGAAGGGCAAGGAGTTCCGCAGCGGCATCTCGAACGCGAAGACCGATGCGCAACGCAGCTACGGCGTCGGTTCTCGTCGCGCCCGTCCTCGGCAATTCATCATGGGGTCGCTCACATGACTGCCTTCGGCGTCTCCCCGGTCGGCACCTTTCCTCCTGCGGAGGATGACGGCTTCCCGCAGTTCATCCAGTGGCAGCAAGGCGGTTACGACCTGGGCGGCCCTGACGCCGATACGGTCGACTTCGGCCCGGGTCTCGTTGCCACGCGCGGGACCGGGGAGAGCGCGAACGTCATCACGGTCACGGCCGAGGGCTTGCTGATCGAAGTCAACGGCGTGCAGCAAGGACTCGTTGACACGCTCAATATTGGCAACGGCATCCAAGCGACGATCGTCGCCAATGTCGCGACGCTGTCAATGGCTGTGCCGCACTTCACTTGGCGCGATGCGCCGGCCGATACGGCTCTCGAGATCACTGACGCCGAGAACGGCATCGCAACGACCGGCACTACTGGCGCGCAGAACATCGTCATCATGGGCGATACCGGAGACCCCACCATCGATCTTCCAGACGGGGCCACGGTGCTCGTCTATCAGGAGGGGGCGGCTTTGTTCGACATCACCTCGGCATCTGGCGTGATATTGAATGTCCGCGCAGGCTTGCTGCCGGCCTCGGCCGGACAATTCGCGACCGTTACGCTCATCAAGCGGCGCACGAACGAGTGGATCGCCTGCGGCGATTTGGAGACGTCATGAGCCTTGCCTCGCTAGCCGGGGCACGCATCCCACACGCACCACCACCGCACCTTTGTTCTGAAGGTCCGGTGTGGCAGGCCGCAACAATTGATAACTCGTTAAGGTGGGGTGCTGGTCTCGCCAAGATTGCCCGTGGAAAGTGGATTAGTACGGCGACCGGGATCGGCGCGGGCACAGCGATACCGACTGCCATCAGTGTTGACAACGGCGAGAACTGGACCCCCGGTGGAACAATTCCGAATCCGACGGGGCAAAATCCGTTTTTCTTGAAGTTTGGCAACGGTCGTTTACTTTGCTACATGAGCGGGGGGTCTGCCGGAATCAGCGATGATGGTGGCGCCACGTGGTCGCGGAACGCTGCTTTGGGGTTCGTTGCCACAGGCCTTGAGTTCGCACAAGGCCTTTTTGTGTGGTGCTCATCGGCTTCGTCGCTAGTGGCTCGCAGTGCGGACGGGATCACAGGGCTAGTCACGAACGCTACCCCGGTTGCTTTTGCAGCGATCAAGTGGGTGCCGGCAAAGAGCTGGTGGATCGGTATTGAGCAGAACGGGGTGAGTACCTATACCAGCCCTGATCTCACGACATGGACGCAGCGCGGGGATCTCCCGGTCTCTGAAGGATTCGGACTCAGCGGGTACAAGATCGCAGTCAACGGGCTGACTGTTGTCATGAGCCTTGCTTCAGGGGTGCTTTACGCTATAAGAAGCGCAGACGGCGGCGAGACTTGGGCAGCCACCTCTAATCTTGTTACCACGTCAGTCACGCAAGTGCGATACGGTAACGGCATCTTTCTTATATGGTCTAACCTTGGGGGCGACGTGCAGAAGTCATTAGACGATGGCAACACATGGTCTGCATCCGACCCCATGACCACAGGCGTGTCTGAACAATGGTACGTCGAATGGGACGGGCTTAATACCTGGGTTGCGCTCGGCGCTACAGGATCAACGGGCGACGCCAATCTAGGAATCTGTTGATGCTGCGTTCCGTCACATCGTTTCGGGGAGAAGTGCCCCTAGTGACGCCTCGCGCACTGCCGGAAGGTGCGTCGCAGGCCGCGGTTAATTCGCGTCTCTACACGGGCGACCTGACCGCGTTCAAACAGTTTTCTCTGACCGAAGGGCTCGCGAACACCGGCCCGGTGCAGACGATCTCGTTGATGGCAGCCGGGACACCTTACGAGGTGTGGCTCTCGTGGGATCAGCAGGTCGACGTTGCCCGCGGCACCGTGCCCGGCGACACGACCTACCGCACCTATCTGACCGGGCTCGATGCGCCGCGCTTCACGAACCTCGCGCTGGCGACAACGGGCGGGCCGCCCTATCCCGGCATGACACGCTTGCTCGGCGTGCCGCCGCCCGATACGGTGCCGTCGCTCGTGGTCGGCGTGGACCCGACGCCGACGACGTTCTCGGTCGACATCTACGACGATTGCTCGGATCTGTCGACGAACTGGGCC